ATCCATGGAGACAAGCATGATACCAACGCCGCAAGCTCCTGGCGCAACTGGCGTATCTCTATGATTGCGGTGTCATTCATCTTGCGGTCTTTCGTGCTACTTTTATCAGAGCATCAAATCAATTGGGCGTGAGACTTGGCTGGCTTTTTAGTGCTTGGAGCAACGGAATTTCCCAGGATATCCGCCCGCCTATATCGCGTTATGCCTTTACTTTCATCATCGCGGTTAGCTGACCCTTCAGCTTCGCCTCAATCGCGGCTTTGATCTTTTCTTGGATGCGCGGCGTATCTGCAAGACACTCCTGCACCACACGATCAACCGACTCGGCCCAGTGCTTTTTGACAGCGGCCTTGATAAAGTTGTCTGCGCTCCAAGAGTTCGACTCGTCGGCAATCGCTACCCGAATCTTTCGCTCAATCGCGGCTTTGATTTCAGCCTCGGTAATTTCAATATCTAGCTTCATCGGTGTTCCTTCTACGTTTCCGGCATAACAGGCTGCTGGACGGCGAGCTACGCCGCGTCAGCGCCAGCGTTAAATGGCTCCAGTTGTATGGTCGTTTCCATCACGTTGGCAAACCCAAGCTCAAGGTGGTTTCCAAGCGCCGACATGAGGCTCCAAAGTTGCCATTCGCTCCAGCCGTCTGCGTCTTCCTTTGGCGGTGCATACGGCATGGTTCGACCCTGCGAAGACCAGAATAGAACATGGTCGCGTTCCAGCGCAGCTCGGCCAGCCTCTGTTAGCTTCACTCGCACCTTGTTGTTTAGGTTGTACTCTGTCATTTCTTTACTCCAGTCTGTTGCAAGCCGTTTAACACGGCATTCGTGGCGGACGTGCCGCCGCACAATTCGGCGTTAGTTGACTCAGGGCGAACGGTCAGCGTGTAGCCGTAGCTCGAACCGTAGTCGCACGTTTCACAGCCGCAATTGGCGAATCGGTCGTCGTCGTTGATGTTCATGGTTCCGAAGAAGTCAGCAAGTTGCATCAGTACATCGAGCGTCGGCGACGGGGCTTCGTACATGCAGCTAATCGTCACCCTCACCAATTCGGGCGTGTTCGTTTCAACCTTGATGCAGCCCTCCGACTCCCACCCCATACAGCAGTGCTTGGCGTGTTCGGCGTCGAATACTGCCTGCACCTTGTCGTTTATTTCTTGCGTCGTGTGTTCTTTCATTTCTTTCTCCGTAGTTGTGGAGTCACCTAACCCGTCAATCAACCCGGACAGCTTCGCTGCCGGTTATTTCTGCGGTCGGCACAGCAGCGGCGTTCTACCGCACCACCAAGTCCTTGCGTTCGCCACGCCATTCACAATCCAAGCAACCAGCAGGTGAATCCGAGTCTTGCGTTTTCATGCTGTGGCAGTAGTGGTCGCCAGTGTTGACCATGAATGTTTGGTGGTGTTGCGTTGTCACTCGGTCGCTTCCGCACTCGGGGCAGGTTAGGGTTTCGTCCATCGTCTTTCTCCGGTTAAAGGTTCGGTAGAACAGGCTGCTCGACCCGACTAGCGCGGGTCAGCAGCGGCGTTATGCCTCAGTCATCTTCAGCGGTTTCAATTTCGCCGCCAGCGTGGACAGCCATCAGCTTTTGGCCGCAGCATCCGTAAGTGGCAATCCACAGCGGCGTCCTCACGCCCGCCACATACTCGCCACCTTTGTACCCGGTGAACTCTTGCCCCATCGTCGCTTTGCAATCCGCAAGCAAGTCGGACGCAGGGCGCTCGCCTTCTTGACGCTCAAAGTACAGGTCAGAGTAGTAACCACGGTAGCTGTCAGGGTTGCGTAGGTTCGCCACTTGTGCGTGCATCGGCATCTCCTCCAGCGCAGTTATCAGCTTGCCTAACGTCAATTGGGTTTCAGACCGCTCGCGCTGCCACTGTGCGCGCATACCATCGACCAGTGCTTGTAAATTCATCGTCTTCTCCTTTTGCCATTCCCGGCATAACATTTCACTCATGGCGGACGTGCTGCGCCCGCCGCATACCTCAAGCGGTCGGCACAGCAGCGGCGTTATCCTTCACTTGCGCTCGGGGCGCGTAGCGTCTTTGAGGTTGTCAACAAGATCGCCAACAGCGTCAGCGGTGTAGGGCTGCTCCTTGTCGGTCAGCGAGCCGCCAAGCGTCACGACATCAGCAACCACCGCCACCGGGACAGTGACCACAGCAGCAGCGGCTTTCGCCAAAGATTCAAGCATTCCAAACATGGTATTTCTCCGTTAAAAAGGTGATAGATAACTCAACGCTCGGCACGGATGGCTTCGCCACCGGGCAGCTTCGCGTCAAACCCCAGCTCACGCTGGAAGTGCGAAAGCGCCAAAACCAAGTCGCGGGCCTGTGAATAGTCCATGCAGACAAAATAGTCTTGCCGTGCGCTGCTGTTGCTTGGGAAAATGGCCACCGTGCGGCTGGGCTGGTTAGCGGATAGTCAGCCGATCACGCCGCACAATCCGCGCACCCGCCACCGCTTCACCGGCAAGAATCGCATTCTTGATTTTCGTCTTGCTTGGCGCTGGCGGCTTCGGATCGGCGCACAGCGCTGCTGGAAACTCGACGCCTTCGTCAATCTCCACCGATTCATCCAGATCACGATAGAGCGTTGCTGTCAGCAGGCTGTCATCGCTCTTGATTGACTCGGTTCCTGTCATGATCATGCAAGCCTGCAGGTAGTCTTTTAGCCGCGCCTGGTTGGTTTCCTCGCGCTTGATCTTGTCCTGAATCTCGGCAAGGTAGCTCTTGAGCGTTTCGATGGTGTGGCCTTTGCCTTTGTAGACGGCAACGACAGCTACAGCACGATCATGGAATGTGGCCTCGATCATGTCGAGGCGATCAGTGTCAATCACGCCCGTGTCTGGGTCACAACACAAAACGATACGCTGTTGCAAATCAATTGACGCCTTGTAAAGACTTGGTGCACTCATGCTCGTTGCTCCGGTTGAAATTTATGGAACTCCTTTTTCGCAGCATCGCGGACCATCTTCGCCTCATCGAAACTGGCAAATAGCCCAAGATGAGTTAAGTGCTTGTTTATGCTTAACGCTGCGGCCCACTTTCCGGTGCGTTTATGCCAAATGACTCCAGTTGCTCCGCTTGTGTTGTCTTTTCTTGTTTTGTAGTTTTGCGCGTTCTCAGCCTTGGTAGCTTGTCGTAGGTTTTCAATTCTGTTATCAGCTCTATTGCCATTTATGTGATCAAGGAACGCATCAGGGTAGACGCCATAAACGTAAAGCCACGCCAAAACGTGAGCCTTGTATTTGTGGCCGCATGCTCTTATTTCAAAATACCCTGTTGAATGAAGGCCTCCAGCAATGTCGCCAGCATGAGTATTCAACCCGGTTGAAATGATTCTGGTAAACACACCTGTTTCGGGCGCGTAGTGCAAAATCTCTCGGAGTTGCGACGCCGTCATTTCATAGCGTTTCATACGGCTCATTTCTCTGGCTCTTTTGTAGGGGGTCATGATGGCTCCTAGAACTCGTTGCGCGCCATGCGGCGGGCCTTGCTGGTGGTCATGTCGTAGTGAATGGATGCCGTGGCAAATGGGATGTCGTCTGACATATCATCGAATCCACTGCCACCGCTAGCAGGCGCTGTTTGGCGCTGTGGTGTAGGTGCATGTGACTTCCCCGCCTTAAGTGGCCTGTGGCGCAGTCCTGCGACCATCTTCGGCAGTTGCTCCGGTGTTGTCTTGCGATCCAGAATCTCGCTTGCCGTAAGTTCAGTGGCAGCTTGAAACACCGCTTTCATAACCATGCGCGTGCCAGTGCCGCCGTCTTGCTTCTCGTAGTCCTCAGTCTCCAGAAGGACGCCGATTGGCTTGCACAGATCGGGGAAGATGCTGCCCTCTACTTGAACATCCTCCTTCTTGTCGAAATCGTACTTTGTGAACGTCCCCGGCTTTGGCTTGATGTCGCGCAGGCCCATGCACGTCATGATCGCCATCAGAGCGTCATAGCCTTGGTACTTCTCACCATCCGCGCTCATGGTGTAGACGGCAAGGTTTGCCTTTTGTCCAGCGGTGGATTTGAAGACAAAGGCCACGCCCTTGCCGCCCTTGCTGGTCTTGATGTCCACGGCCTGCGTGAAGGCCCCGACATACTTGCCGATCTCCTTGATCTGGTTGCCCATGGTGTCGGCTTTGCGGGCGGATTGTGGGTCTAGTGTGTACATGGTTTTCCTTTGGGTTGATTAAGCGGTTGCAGCGATGCTGTAGAACTCGGTTATGGTTTCGTCAACCAATTTCAAGTCGTTGTCGATGTGCAGTTCAGAGAACATGCCGAGTGGCGATTTACAGCAATCTTGTCCGTTGGATTGGGTTGAAAACTTGTAATTGCCGTTGACGACTTCGGTGCGCAGCACGATGGTGAAATAACCCTCTGGCACAAGGGTCTGATCAACCATCTTTCCAACGGTCTTCATGCGGGTCTGCCCGAAATCGTCGGTTTGTGTGTGCGCCATGATGTAAACCCGTCGCTCTGGCGAGAGGTCGCCCGCAGCGTTAAAAACGTTCCATGCGTTCTTTGCGATGTCCGTGAATTTGTCGTAACCCTTCTCACTGGAGCGGTTCAACAGTTCATTGACCATGACAGCTTGGTAATCATCAATCACGACAATTTCAGAGTGAGAATTGCGAAGGCACTTTTCGATCACTACCGGATCACTTGTCTGAATCACGTTACCTTCAGATTTGAGTGTGATACGGGTTTTCCATCCAGCAGCCCTAAAAGGAAGTGGCTTCTTGATGCACTGAATCAGAAGCGTCTTTGATGGGTCCAGATTGCGCAGGCTGGTTGATTTCCCGGAGCCAGAAGTGCCGAGGATTAGGGTTGCTATTGACATGATGTGTGTTCCTTTGTGATGTGTTGAAAATGTGTGATTCAAGAGCGTCTTCTGCCTCTTGCAGCTCAAGAACGTATTCACCCATGCGTGACATAATCGCGCTCCTTTACTTGTTTGATCAGCGCAATAAACCCAGCCCGAATAGCCCGCTGATGCTGGCCTGCGCTGCGGTTCACTTGCTCAATAAGCCGCTTCATTGCTGCGGCTGCGAGTTGGTCGAGGTCGATCACTTGGACAACCTCCACGCATTGCGCCACGTGTAGCCGCGCGACAGCCAGTAGCGGAAATTCAGCCAGCGTCTCATGCGTCCTCCGGCTCAAACGTCATGTCAATTTCTTGCCGTGACTGGTGTTCGTAGTCATCCAGGCTGCGATCAAATCCGACAAGGATCACAGCAAGTCCGGTGCCAGCGATGCAGATTGCGATAGTGCAGAGCCAGAAAATCATGGTGTTGTCCTCGTCTTGATGGTCTTTGATCCGCGATGGGTGAAGCACTGGAAGACGCCGGGTGATACTTCTTCCCATGCCGCGTTTTCGCTGCCGCACATCTGCCGCGCGGCGTTGCGCATGCGGTCGTGAGCTGTGGGCTCAGTGGCTGGCGCTGCGTCAAGGGCTGGGCCGAATGCGCCTAATGTGAACGCGGCGATCAGGGTCAGGGCGATGGTGGCTTTCATGGCGTTCCCCTATAGAGCGGGAATGCCTCGCATGTGCCGCCACAGCACGCCGCTTCTGCCGTCGCATCATCCTTCGCGTAATCACCAAACCACATGCGGTTTGACCCGCTGATGGTCCACGCATAGGGCTCCTGCGGCACTGCTGGCGGCGTGGCGGTGTATAGCGGCTCAAGCGTGACGCCAAGCTCTGCCCACTTCTTGACATCGCCGGGGTTGTCGGTGTAGGTGTGGCGTACATCAATGACACCTTTGTGATTCTTGCGCCACGCCACCGGCTCGCCAGTCTCGTCTTCAAGGGCTGCGATGGATTTATGAGCAAGATCGAAAAACGCGGTGGACTCAGTGGCGAAGTTTTCCCTGCCCGCTGCGGCCCTATACGTTTTCAGCGCCTCCAGAGCAATAGTGCGGGCGCTCATGACTGCACCTCGCAAACAGTGATGCCCATGACGCGATCAATCAGTTCCTCGACCTCGCCGCTCGTCCGGTACTGAATCACATCTGCCAGCGCGTCGATCAGTCGCACATCCTGCTTGAGCAAGTCGTCGTTTTTGACAGCAGCTAGTGCCGTCCCCGCGCAATGCAGCAGGTCGGACAATTGCTCTTCTGTGCGCAGCGAAGAGCGAAGCAGTCGCAGCGCGATATCGAATTCCATAGCCCGCAACTGACGGGCCTCTGTAGCGTCTGTGATGCGTGCGAGCCGTGCT